ATATCCCTAAAGAACTCAATGTCTGGAATCTTATGACCGAAAGGTATTTTTGTAACATACACTCTGTATGCCTGTTCTAATTGTGTTTCTAAGTATAAAATCAATCTACTCTCCTCACTATTTTGGGGATTATCTCCCCACTTCTAATAACTTCTACACTACAACCAATCTCTAGCATCATCTCGTCAATGAAACCAATGTTGTGTAATGTAGCCCTCGAGATATTAGCGCCGTTGATGTTGATAGGTTCTAGTATGCCAATAGGAGCAATTACTCCTGACTTACCAGTATTCCACTCTACATCTAGTAGTTTTGTAACTACTCCAGCCTCTCTAGTTTTGTAAGCGTATGCTCCTCTAGGGTGGTGTGAAGTAAATCCATATTTCTCGAAAGCACTATATCTGTCTACTCGGAATACAACTCCATCGTTTGGGAACTCATTCCAGTCAGACTCAGATATAACATTAAACCAATTCTTAAGTAAGTTCATATCTTCTAACCATCGAGCCCCTAAGGGATTCTGTAGTCCATATGCAATAAAGGTTATGTCTCTCTTTTTAAACTCTGCTACATCTTTGAGATTGAGTGCACCTGCCGCATAGTTCCTAGAGTTAGGAATTTCTTTGGGGGCTACTACTTCTCCTGTAATCTGTCTAACACCTGAGAACAGTTGTTTGTCTAGTACTGGTGGTACTATATGTCTCATTTTATCACTAATGTCAAGACCAGCTTTGCCGTCACCTCTAGTTAGGGCTTGATGGAAGAAACCATCTACATAAGTTAAAGAGACAGCTGCGCCGTCAAGCTTAGTAGTAGTAACTACAGCATCTTTGCCATAATCTGGAGCTTTATCTTCGTTTGCGAAGACTTTTTGGAGTGAATACATTGGGAAGGGGTGCTTATAACGACTGTCAGTAGCTGAACCCACATCATCTGTATTTATATTGTCTACAAGGCGGTCGTATACTTCATCTGGAATCAAAGGGCGTCCATTGAAATATGCATCGCGGCACTTGCCTAAAAATGTTCTTATATCTTTATTCATATTATATATTATACTTGGATTTTGGGTTGATGTCAAGAACTATTTTTCTGGTGTCCCACGCAAGACTTGAACTTGCAACCTACGGCTTAGAAGGCCGTTGCTCTATCCAGTTGAGCTAGCAGGACTATTAAGAGAATTGTATAAATTTGTTTCATAAAATGTACATTGTAAACTTTATGAAACATATCTCATGAATTATCAAAATTGGGGTGAGCAATGGGGGTCGAACCCACAACCACTGGCTCCACAAGCCAGGGCTCTACCATTGAGCTATACTCACCATGGCGGTCTGTAAGGGAATCGAACCCTTATATCAGGATAGACAATCCCGCATAATAACCATTATATTAACAGACCATTAAATTTGGTACCCCGCAGGAGACTTGAACTCCTATTACTAGGATGAAAACCTAGTGTCCTAACCTTTAGACGAACGGGGCATTTCAGTTGGCGGAAGATGAAGGATTCGAACCTTCGATGGGGGTGAACCCCATACTCCCTTAGCAGGGGAGCGCTTTAGACCACTCAGCCAATCTTCCTATCTTGTTATTCTAGACTCGTAACTGGCTTCGTCTTCGTCCCACCAGTAGGGTTTGTCTCTGTACTTCCACTCGGCAAAGGTTGCTTTGTCTTTGTGGTAGAATCTTCTATAGGCTTCGACAACATTATCTCCTTTGAGTTCATCGGGCATAGCGGTGGCAAAAGGTGTGAGCCCGGTGCGTGGTAGCTCGATGTCTGGTAATTTAAGTATGACCTCGGACAAGCTTTTATGTGTCTTGCCGTAACGGTAGGTATATTCTTCTCCGAGGGCAAGGCTGTATACGTAAAGCCATTCATAATTATCAAGACTGGTACGAGCCCAGATGCTACAAGGGTGATTATACATAGTAGGCAGGTAGGGGAAATCCCTTGGCTCATTTTGCTTCTGAGTAGAGACTTTAGCCCACTCGTCTGATGTAAGTTTTTGGGGTGCGTATCCCACATATTTTGTAATCCAATGTGTTGTACATAGCATCTGTGCAGCTTCTAGCGGCATCTTAACTATGTGCTTGTCTACATGTGCTTCTGCACACGCGTCTATGTTTTCGTCTAGTATAAAAATATTCATTACGACTATTATACTAAGTTTTTGAGGCTATGTCAAGTACTTTTTAAGATATGCTGCAAATTCTTTATGACCTGTCTCGTTTCTGTGGTAGAAACCATTATAATCGCCAAAGTCATGCAGTCCTTTAGGAATTGCTTTGCTCTCTACTTCTTCATACGTTTCTAGACACATGCTATTATATAGTGCAGCTTTGGGGATAGTAATATTATGAATGTCTTTTATACTTCTATCGAACATATCGAAGTGATTTATAAAGGTGTACTCTATTCTTTTTTTGTCTAGGAAGTCCATGATACCCCTTACACCTAATGCCCAGGTACAGGCGTACTGTATGTCTGTCATCTGACTGGAGTTGCCATCTAAGTCTTCGTATCTGTAGTCAAAGTTACCCATCTCGTCTAATCTATATGTCCGTGTGGGTCTGCATACCGCTATAAATACTCTATCGTAGTTAGTAAGCAGTCCTTTGTGGTAGTCCTGTATTAAACGTAAGTACAAGTAATCGTAGCTTACAGCAGGGAATGCGTTTAATCTTGACTTAGGGAATAGTAGGAAGGGATAGCTTTCTGGCAATCTGCGGTTAACAAAGTGTATTACAGACTGATTAGTAGCTCTAGCCATTTTCTTGTTCCACATGACTATAGCTCCATGCAAGCCAAATTGGTGAATTAAATCTTGTTTTTCGCGGTATGTGTTACGCCCGAGAATTCGGTCGTGGTCGGCTTCGTACCCTTGCATATGGCTGTCGCCATAGAAGTGTACTGGTCTACGAGTAGAGGTCATCGAGTGTTACTTTAAAGTAAGTCTCTAGTATTCCCTTTACTTCGGAGAGTGATAATATTTCAACTAACCCTTCAAACAATGCTCTACTATTCTCAAAGTCAAGCACCATGCTAACTCCTTCCCTAGTAGGCTTCCACGTTTCGTCAAAGTCTAGGTAGTATTTTCTGATTGATAAGTACTCCACTTCTCTGAATGTGTTTATGCTGAGGTATACCTTCTCGTGTTTAGCCTCGTTATAATGTATCAGCTTCTCATAGAGAGCTGGTGCTTCATGTAGTTCTATCATTTTTGAGTATCGCTGATAAGGGAACTATAGAGGTCACATTTCCTGGGGTTAATAATCTGTATGAATCGGTATCCCAACAAAACAGTAAGACCTGTCCTGTAGTTGGTTTTGCTCGATTCCTCTTAGATTGTATATATTTGTTGTCAAAGTCAAGGGTACAGACGTTATACTTTAGTCTACGACTGTTCTGGCTCCTGTATGTTATTATCGCATCGCCGCACTTGTCGACTTGCTGGATAAATTCATCTATCTTCATGAGTTCCTTTTGGGTTATAATTGTATTCTACCAAGAGTCCCATTCCTAAAACTGTGAGGTTGTTTCTACAGATACAAAAATACGCTAGGTAACTAATGCTACCTAGCGGTATCTCTATCTAAAGTTAACCTGCTGTATTTACTTTGTTAATTAACTCAGCGAAGTAGTTTGCAGCCTTACCTGTCAACTTACTTATGATAGCAGCGTCAGCTTCCATACCAGCATCTGATATAGCATCTGAACACGCTTGCTGAGCGTCGGCAACAGAAACTCTGCCACCACCTGTACTTCCACCACTTTTCGTAGCTTTAGCCGCAGGAGTTTTCTTAACATAAACACCAGCTTTTGTTAGTATCATTCTGACACCATTTGGGCTCTCACCTAATTCGGTCGCTATTCCACTAACTATTTCCATACTGTTTTCTGGTGTAGGTTCTTCTGCAGTATACATCTCTACTGCCTGAGCTTTTGCTTCATCTGTCCAAGCCATTTTTCGTCTCCGTTTATTTTGTTTGCCAAACTTCTTCTCGTATTCTTCCAAAGTCTGTGTATTTTTGTAGCCAGGGCACCAGCCCGTAGCATCTAACATCTGATTGTAAAATCTATCGCTCATACACTTCTTTTTCCAATTTATAAGTATATTATAGAGGAAATGTAGTGCGATGTCAAGAACTATTTTTTAAAACCTATACCCGTAGGTGTCAAGGTCTTGCTGAACTATAGGGCTAATAATATTCAGCAGGTTAGTGCCATACCATCTCTTATAGTCGGTGGAATACTTTTTGTAGAGCAATTCCATACTCTTTTTGTCAGGGGTTATACCTAACGCTTTGAAGTCTGCTTCCCACGTCTCTAAGCATACAACAGCATGACAGTCTTTATAGACGTCACTTTGCAACTGTATATTAGTACGTCTTACCCAATCTTCTAAGCCAATCCAGTCCCAGCTTTCTCGGTAGAGCGTTATAACCCTTTCGTAAGGATTTCTAACGACTCCAATAGTACAGTCATCTACTTCTATGCAAATACTTTGTTTCAAGTCTTAACTCCCGAGCTAAAGCCTTTGCATCGTCTACCAAGTAAGGTAGCCTCGAAGGATCTCTAGTATCTATTTTAATTAACTTATCTAGCAATGCTATTAGCTTAAGGTTGCACTCGGTAATTTTGTGGTCAGGTCCGTAGTCGTTCATTAGCTTTTAAATTGTCCAAGGGCATCAAGTTTTTCTTGTGCCGCTGCCAGCTTTTCTAGCTGTACATCAATAGATTCCAATATTTCTGGGTGTTCCCCAATCCCTATGGGATTTCGCATATAAATTTCAATATTCGCGGCACATTCTGCAATGACGCCTTGATATTTCATCTTTAATGCTGCTAGTATAATACCTCTCATTCTTGCTCCTGTAATAATTGTTGCACGTAAATTCGTACAAAGTTATCCCTATATCGGTCGGACAAGACTGGGAATATCATTATGGGAGCAGTAATAAAACTACCTGCTCCAAATATTAACCAAGCTGCTGGCCACCACCTTATAGTGTTATTGTGAGGCTCCATTCTTTGTAGTACCGCCATGCTGGGATACCAAATTCTGTATTGCGCTAGTATCCATGTGGTGACCCACATTGCCATAAAAACGTTGCTAGATGTTAACTCCATATTGCTCCAAGTGCTTTAAACTCCCGATATCGTAGGCGACGGAAAAGGAGTTATGCCCCATTTTCGTTCCATCTAGCCAAGGGAATAAAGTCTTTGAAGTATCACAAGGAGTTAGAACATATAATTGATATCCTTTAGCTCCATACTTTTCTTCATAGTCGCAAGCGTTGAGTCCAGGTTTAGTAGCTTGATACGCCAGGGTATGCTCTCGTTGAACGATAGCAATTCCATTGTCTCTTGCACTCCACACCTTTTCTCCTTCCTCAAAGGAATCACTTACGCACTCTTCGGGCAACATGATATCTGCTGTTCTACTAAAGCCTGCTGGTAACTTTGATGGTATACCAACTCTTTCTACGATAGCTTTTACAAATGCATTAGACCTGTATAATCTAGTAGATATCTCAGATATGTTTTCACCACCTAAGTACATCTCGATTACAGACTTAATCTCATCTCTTGTTGCGCCTTTGCCTCTATTCTGGCTTCTACGTTTCTCTCTAAATTCCCAAACATCAGTATGCTCATCTATGATTTTCTGAAGTCGGGTCGTGTTATACCTTATATTCAGAATCTCGCAAGCTTCCTTCTTTGTTATAGGAGTTTCGTCACTTAGTAACTCAATTACTTTCCTAATGTTCTCATCTGTTAAATTCTCATGAGATTTCTTTTTAACTGTTGCCATTATATTTCTCTATTATGACTATAAGGGGTAGAGTCGACTGGTGAGCCGTATTCTTCTCCATCTAGTACTCGTGTGTGTTTCTTGCCGTAAAGCATGATGGCATAATGAATAACTTTAAGTAAGTCAGCAGGGTTATGCCCTTCCTTCTTACCATATCTCTGGGCATATTTCATTATATTCCCAATACAAAAACCTTCACCATGATCACTATCGAATATGAACTCAGTTGCCTGAATCTTTCCACTAGCGTAGTGCTGGTCATAAGTTGTATCTATGTACTGCCCTAAGGCTGTCAATACTACATCTTCGTTAAATTTGTACTCTATCTTATCTGCTTTCGCCATACCAAAATCCTATTTGTGTTAATCGAGCAGTCTCAAAGGTGTCTCCGAAACCTGCATCTTCGGGAGCGTGTAGCATACTTGCTTCATACATAATACAACGATTGTAACGATTACTGACTACTGTATGGGGTTTCCATGCAGGATCAAGCGCTAGTGGAGTATCCCAATAATTACCTTGAATTGCAGGATAATATTTACTTGGTACTCTATTCTTCTTTTGTATATCGTATACTGAACCATCGTGTTCAAATAATATAGTTCCACTCCGAGGAACAGGGTTTGGATTTAAGTAAATAACTAGGGCGTACATAGTACCGCCTTCATCTGGTAATTGGGAAGCATCTGAATGTACCCAACTAAACCTATTATTTTTCTCAGCAAAGCCTAAGTTAAAGGCCTGGTGGCTTCTATGGAATTTATTAACTCGTTCCCCAACTATTGATTGTAGTTTGTTTCTAAGGAATACGTGGTTACTATGCCACTCAACTTCTTTCTGACTTTCCCTTCCTCGTAAGTTACGCCAGCCAGGAAAGTTACGTTTTTTCGTCTGTCTGTCTATTCCTTCCTGAAAGTTTAACTTCAAGGCTCTTGCCCTGATTTCGTCTGGGTTAGGGTAAAAGTCGTCTATCACCCATATCATTCTATCCGCCTTTTGCTAACTCATCAATTACGTCAAGTCCACCTTCTATCTTAGCTAGGTATTCTTTTTGTCTCTGAAGTTGTCCTTCAAGCACAGTTATCTGTTGTTCAATTTCTACCTGTTGCTGTGTAAGGTTATTCTTCAATACTTGTGAGTGTGTTAATGTATCCATATTTTCTCCAAGCACACCAATTAAATCTTCTAAACCTTGTACCATCAGTCATCTCCATTGAGTCTGTAGGCGTTTAAAAGCTGT